ATGGAAACTTATGATATATATTTTAAAGAAGGTACTGATTTTGCTAATAAAGGATTTTCATTGAAGGATAAGGCTAAGGCTATTAGAATGGCTGAAGATATGTTGGCTGAACGCAAAGGATATGTGAAGGATTTTGTTGGAGGAACTATTTCCGTAATGTGTAAAGAAACGAAAGAGGAAGTTTGGTCCAAGCCGATAGAGGAGGTTTAAGACAACTTTTACACCTCTTTTTGCCTAGTCAATCACAGAGTTGTCAAATACAACCCTTGATTATATTTATGGTGAGTTCGTTATTGGCGGACATAAATATTTCTTTCTCTTCTAGGAATTTCCGGTATATTTCTCCCTTCATGCTTTTTGCCGGGCTGATATGGATAATGTCAGGTTTCATCCGATTGAGCGATGATTCTTTTTTATAAGATGCTTCAGTATAATTTTTCTTTCCATTCTGTACATTTTTGACATATAGTTGTTATTCATTAGCTGAATACATCGTAAACTCACCAATGAAGTCTTCTGTATAAACAGAGGTTAGTTACATAAATTTATAGTGATTTTTTGTCTATAATATATTTGCCATTGAAGTCTTGTTAGATTCCTTTGGTTCTTCTCTGTTTCCGGTGATTGAGTAGCAGATCCATTGAATGTTTTTCCCTTTGTCCTTTGTGTAATATGGAAAACATAAAAGGAAAAAGAATTTATGTTGTTTGAACAATTAAGTTAGAACGTGTGTTTATGTAACTATTGTGATTATTGTTGTGCCGATGGTGTACAGGCATTGATACAACAATGATTTTTCATAAAAACTTTAAATTTATAAATTTAGGTAGCCCTGACTTGTGATAAGTCGGGGCTATTTGCTTATTATGTGCTATTAAACTTGGTCAACTATTGGTTAACAATTTTACGCAACAGTAACTCTTTGATGCAAAAGTGATAAATAAAATTTTTTGTTCACATGAAAAAAACTTTCTCAAAAGCTTTGTAGTATTGATTTTCTATGTATCTTTGCATTGTTATTATTTCGCGGGGTATTAGCTCATCTGGCTAGAGCGTTAGACTGGCAGTCTAAAGGTGGCGAGTTCGAGTCTCGCATGCTCCACATTACAAACCTCTCTGTTTCAGAGGGGTTTGTGTTTTCTTAAGCTTCTCCAGCTTTCGTTTTTGGATAAAAAAAAGACAGTTTGTGCCACTTTTGGCAAAAAGAACTTGTCTAAAACGAATCCAGAACAATTATGACAACTCTTAAAGCCGCCGTTGTTCCGGCCAAGGTGCTGAAAAACGGCAAACACAGAATTCGTATCGCAATTGGTCATAAACAGGAAACAAGATACATCGTTACCCGATTTGAAATAGATAATACTGCTAATTTTAAAGGAGGGCAGGTGGTAGGTGTTCCTGATGCCGCACATGTCAATGCTAAATTACGTGGAATACTTAATTCATATCAGGATGCCCTGGATAAGATAAATACATCATCCTATACTTGTACCCAACTTGTCGAATACTTGTCCTCGGTAAAGCAGGGAGCCATCTCTTATAGTGTCGCTTCGGCTGACTATATGCAGAATTTGATTAAAGAGGGGAGAAGGACCTTATATCAAAGGGCGAGTGATTACTTCATTGAGTTTGTCAAATATGATATAATGCTTGATGGAATTACTCCCCGGACCATAAAGGACTTTGATATTTATCTAAAGAATGTCCGAAGGCTGGCTCCTGTTACTTGTGGTATGCACATGGCACATTTGAAGGCAATAATCAATCAAGCAATAAGGGATAAGAAGGTATCATATGACACGCATCCTTTTGAATATTATGAAAGACCAGCAGGAATGCCCAAAGAGCGTGATATCTCGGTAGCTGACGTAAAGAAGATAAGGGATGCGGAGATAAAAAAGAAGTCTCAGCGTGTTGCCAGGGATGTGTTCATGCTTTCGTATTATCTAGGAGGTATCAATCTGATGGACTTGATGCAATACAATTTCAAAGATGCGAAAATTATGGAATATGTACGTGAAAAATCCAAAAACACAAAGAAAGGTGATATGAAGATCAGCTTCACTATTCCTGAGGAAGCAAAACCGATTATCAAAAGATGGATGGGGCGTAATGGAAAGCTTGATTTTGGTTATAAATACTCTTATCCTAATTTTCGTAACTATGTAACAAAAGAAATTATAAGGTTAGGGGAGAGGCTGGAGGTAGAATCGCATGTCGTATATTATTCAGCCCGGAAATCCTTTGTCCAACATGGTTTTGAACTGGGCATACCATTGGAAACGTTGGAGTATTGTATAGGCCAAAGCATGAAATCCAATAGACCGATCTTTAATTATGTCAGAATTATGAGAAAACATGCTGATGAAGCCATAAGAAAGATTTTAGATAATCTAAAGTGAGGATTCAAGAACTAGAGCGATTGCTTCGGCAGTCGCTTCCTCTTTTTCTTTGTCTATCTCTGAGTTTAGCCGTTCTATCAAGTCCATATTTCTTGTGACAATCGTTTTTGTGCCCTCAGAGGAAGAAATTGTAAGTTCATAGTGTCCATAGCCTATAAACTTTTTAGATAGTTGATGAGCAGTTGGGGCTAATTTTGACATATGCAATTGCGTTAGTCTGCGGAAAAAGAAAACGGTTCCGCTTTCCCGTTGCGTTACATATCTTTAATGTCGGGATACAGTGTAGCCATTAAGCATACAACACCGGGGGTCGGAACCGTATATGAAGAAGCTACGGGCATGTATGTTGTCCGTAGCTTAACGGTCGGAATCTCGACACTAAACAAAATATGTAACGCAATGCAAAGATGGGTATTTTATATGACTTTACAAAAAACAAAATAGGAAAATTTCAATAAAGCATAGGGGTGAGAGATTATATAATGATGATGAAAAGATAGGAAAAAGGCAGCTTATTCAGCTGCCTTCATTCATAAATTATTCGACAGATACTTTGTGCTTTAATCAAATGAAACAAACATAAGAGTAAAGAGACCAATTAAAACCATAATAAATACAATCACAATATAAAAGACTTTTTTCATAAACAAACGATTTGGTTTAATATATATTTATTTAAATATTTAACAATTCTCTTTTGTCTTAACAAAACCTCAATCTCACATAAAGACTGAGGTTCAGTGTATGCTCCTTGCTAAATTGACACACAATATTAGAGCATTTTGCAAAATCCGATATAAAATAATGCCCTAAAAAATAATTAAAAAGAACATATACATATATTCGGATTCTTTATTATAAGACAGGCATGTCCCAAAATCTCCCTATAGGTTTTATTGAAAAATAATAGATAAGCTGCATAATTATTGAAATTTGGTTGGATACAATTGGGCAATAGTTAGGTAAGGGAATGTATGCTTTGGTTGTAAAAAGTGAAATAAAAAATCCCCGGAAGAACCGGGGATAAACTTTTGTTATGAGATTTGGCTTCTACTCCAAAATCACAGAACAAAGATACGCAAAATTCTATTCTTTATCAGTTGATTGTATAATCCAATTGGAAAATTGTATTAAAAAAAATAATCCCGGCTCGTGATGAATCGGGGCAAACCTTATATAACAAGGTTGGACTTCTACGATGGCAAAGATCGTGAAAATAAAACATACGGCACGTTATTGGATGGTATAATGTGCCGTTTCATTTATTAAGCCGATTTCTTTTTAGATTCCAAAAGTTTAGGAAGGTAATCTAAGGCAAGTGGATCTCTTTCTTTGAAATACTTTTCTGCGTTTTCATAAAGCCAACGCTCATTGACATATCTTATAAACATCGGAAGTGCATCTATAGGATACATAAGCACATCAACAACCCTTCCGTCAGGGAAATGGTGTTTGTATGTTTTGTGCTGGTTCCACAGTTCGGAGTTATTCTCTCTCATGAAGCGAGCGAACAATTTACCAACAGAACCGTCAGGCATCATAGTTTTACCATGCGCCCCTTTATCTGGTATAGCATAGCCGACTTTTTCAAGTTCTGCATAAAGCCTCACATATAATTCTGAAATAACAAAGAAATAGTTAGATGGAATCATGTGGATATTGTCTTTGTACCTTTTGATAAATTCAGGAAGAGTGCCTCTATCAGTTATACCGTAATAACCTTTTTCCCTGATAGAAGGGACAACTTCATCGAATAGCCATGACTCAAATTTTTCTGCATTTGGCAATTGAGAACGGGATATAAGCCGATATACATTACCCTCATTGATGTATTTCATTTTTTGAATGCCACTAGTTGTAGGGGGGCGCGAATCACGACTCCCATTGATTTACAATATCTTATAATTGCATCTCTGGGATTTACATAACCTAATACTCTTGCAACATCAGTGGCACAAAACCACAATTTACCATCTTCTTCGATGGTTCTAATCTGATTAAAGGCATTTTCTTCATCAGATTGATAATTAAATAACAATAAATTGATGTTGTAAACTTTTTAAAAATAAAATACTTATTATCCCATCCAAATGGGTATGGCAAATATACATTTTGTTGTCTACAAAAACAAGAAAATGCAATAATAAAAAAGGACAATAACCTTCACAGGCAATCGTCCTCATAGGGATAATATTTATTTTTAAAAGTTTCAGACAATATTGATATGTATGGAAATATTATCTTTCCAGTTGCACACTGCAAAGTGTAATATTTTATTTTGAATAAATGTATGTTTACAGGCAAAAATAAAAGTGATTTTGCAAAAAATAGATGCAACCAAGTTTCTTAATAAAACGCCCCGATTCATCACGAGCCGGGGAAATTCAAATTTATAAATTTAAAGTCTTATGATGAAGATTGTCTGTTGCGCCAAAAATATTGGCGCAACAACATGACAACAAGCAAAACAGTTACACAAATACAAGCAAAGCCTATTTGCTTAAGTAATGTGGATTCTTTTTTCTTCTTTACCTCTTCAGTCTTAGTTTTTTCATGTTTGATGGAAGTGGCTTCCTTATCAGCTTTGACATTTGTAGTATCGGCTACCACCGTCTGTTTATCCTCCTTCTTGTTGAAATTACCTTCTACATGACCGTCAGCCAGTAACGGAGGTTTCCCGGTAAGACTGTCGGGCGGCTTTCTTGTATCATAAATCCGAAATTAATCACGTAGCTGCCATTAGTGGTAATGAGTTCGCTCAAAGAGGTGGTTGATTCGTGTACGATGTTGACAGTTTCACTGGCGCTATCCTTGCTGATTACTTCTGTGTCGGATTTGATAGCCTTATGCGAGCTACCGCATGACAACAGAAGAAACAGGCACATAAAGAGAGCCAGTAATATGTGCCGGCTTACCCAGTTCATAACCTTAGCCAACATAAGAGATATCATTTATACGGTGGTTCATCCAGCCCCGTTTGAACTTGTTATTTGCAGGGCGTTCCCGGCATATATCCTCGATGAAATCAAACCCTGCAATCTTGATCTGATCAAACAGTTCACGTGGATTACGGGAATTTACTGCAGCGAGTGTCTTAGGCCCGACAATGCCATCAGGAATCACGCCAACCAAATCATGCGGTATTTTGATACCGTGCATTTCGCTTGCCCAGATCCAATCGACAAGGATATCAGCTATGGATTGGGATTTAATTTCGTCAGCTTTCCACCTGTCCCAATACATGGTTTTCAAAATCTCCGTTTATTCCTCTTTCGTGATGTTTTTCAATCTTTCAACCGTAGGCTTGGGATAGCCTTTCTTTCGGCAATACGCTTCATAAGTTCCAATGGTCACACCCATATTGGTAGCCCCTCCTAAATCGTCCGGGTCATTTACAAAACCGCCTTCCCACTTCAGGATAAACGGTGCAAGTTTTTTCACATCAGCCATTTTTCTTTTCCTCCTTATCTTTAATTAATGTAGTCCTGCGTGGTGGAATACGACGACCGCATTCGCTGTCAGGCCTGTCACAACGGTTATGCTCGGCATCTTTCAATTGCAGTTCCAGCTCGTGGCACTTATGAATCCATGCCAGCTTATCAGACTGTTCATTACGAAGCTCAACGTATAACGCATCAATCTTGGCGTCACGCTGGGCGATGCGTTCTTCCAGCCAGTCAACCTGCTTACGCTTGTTCTCATCCTCCATCGAATCGGCGGACGCATCCTCCTTCCGTGCGTTCGTCTTGTGGTTCACCCAGAACGTGACACCCCAGCGGACAGCCTCCAATCCCCCGAAAGCTCCGATTATAGCCAACCAGTCGTTTAATTCCATTTCGTCTATTGTTTATCTGATTATAATACAACTTCAAAGATATGTCTATTTACTTGCGTCATTGTTGCAGAATTACTTAAATCCATTGCCACGATATGACAATAAAAAAAGAGCCTGATGACAATATTTATTGCCATCAAGCTCCTGGTTACTCTGCAAAGATAGTGAAAACTATTCCATATTCAATCCATATTGAAAAAATAATCAGGAATAATATTCTGATCATCCGAAAAACTTAAAGAATCACAATTTAATAGAAAATAAATAGGATTCATGAAATCTACCGGTTATCTATAAAATCAGATGTTCTCAAACTTTTATCGGGAAATATCTTTACTTTTCTCCTTTTCCTTTGAGCGTTTTTCAAGTCACGTACTATGGTGCTGGAAAGTATCTCTGAATAAATCTGTGTGGTCTTGACGGAAGTATGTCCGAGTAGCTTCTGGACTGTTGTAATCGCAACTCCCTGATGGATCAGCAGGGTAGCACAGGTATGACGGCTCACATGATAGGTTATCCGCTTTTTGATACCACACAATCCGGCCAGCTTTCGAAGCTGCCTGTTCACCTCCGAGTTGCAAGGCAGGGCTGCAAGACTGCCGCTATCCGGATAGCGGTCAAGAATGCCCAATGCCCTGCTTTCAAAAAGCAAATGCAACGGCAGACGGATTTCCACCCCTGTCTTGACGGATTTGAAGTACAGCCACCTCTTGCCGTTTATCCTGATAAAATTCTCAGGTGTGAGCTGGCAGAAATCAGAATAACGCAAGCCGGTATAACAGCAGAATAGGAAAGCATCGAGCACGTGGCGCATGGATTCCTCTTCCACCTCAACCGTTTCCAACTTCTTCAACTCGTCCGGGATAAGAAACTCATGTCTGCCCTTCTCCTGCTTGATTTTGTATTTCCGAAAGGGATAAGCGTTCGCGTGCATGTATCCTTGGTTGATTGCCTCATTGACCAAGGTACGGAGCTGTCTCATGTGCTTGGCTATCGTATTGACCGCATTGCCCTTTTCTTTCAGGTATTGTTCAAAATCACGAAGGAATGTATAGGTAAGATCCTTGAAGTCCAGCCCGGAGCGGAAATCATGCAGGACCGCCAGTGTCGTATGCAGGTTATCCTTGGTGGACTGCTTCTTGTCCGAATTGTCAATGGCTGATTTGGCGAAAAT